CGACATCGAGCTGACGCGGGAGATCTTTTTGCGGGTGGCATCATGATCGCGCAGCTCATCGAAGGCCTTCCATGGGCCGACTACGCGGTCGAAGGTTGGCTAGGGTCGTCGGCGCTCCACGCGTTCCCCGGCATGAGCCTCGAGGGGTTCGCCGCCGAATATCTCGTGACCGCATACGACGACAACAGCAAGACCAAGGCGACCGCTGCCATGACCAACGGCACCGAACTCGACAAGATGCTGACGGCAGGCGTCTACGACCGGACGGGGATCGAGATCCGGACCAAGGCCATCGACTACCGCACGAAGGATGGGAAGGCGTGGCGCGACGAGAGATTGGCGGCGGGAAAGACGATCATCCACGAAGACGACATCAAAGCTCTGGACGCCACGCTCCCCCGCGTTCGCGAGGTCCTGGCGTGCTACTCCGATGCGCCGAAGTTCCAGGTCACGTTGCGCGGGGAAATCGCTGGGCTCCAAGTCCAGACGCGGCCCGACATCGTGATCGGGAATCGGATCCCGGATCTCAAATACATCAACTCGGATGCGTTCGACAAGTTCGACCGACAGTTTCCGTCATCGCGCTACGTGTTCCAGGCGGGCCTAGCGTTCGGGCTTGGGCGGGAGACTGGGATCGACGATCCTTGCCCCTCGTTCCTCCTGGCCGAAAGCGGAACAATCCACCCGCGAATCCACGTCGTGGAGTTGTCCGAGGATGACGCGCTCTGGTGTTGGCGGAAAACCGTCAAGCGCGTAGAGGAGATTGCCGCCGCGATCAATTCGGATCTCGGGATGATCGACCAGGTGAAGTTCCGCCCGCTTATGCTTCCGGCATGGGCTCGCAACGAAGATTGACTTCCGAGTCGCGAATGAAGTCTTCATGCGGCAGGACGAGGGAGGCGGAATCGGGCGCACGTACACCGGGTGACCGCCTCCCTTTTGATTTACCACACCGGGCGAGCGCGAGCCGCCCTTCTTTTGGAGGATGAGATGTTCGGAACCGGAAGCGGGAAAACCGCGAAGATCGAAATCGAGGTGTCGCTGGACAACGAATGCACCGCTGATCCGTGGTGGTTCATCCTCGATCCAAAGCAGAACATGGGTTGCGATCTGATGACGGCAGCGATGCAGATCACGGGGCCATTCTTCTCGAGAGCGAGCGCGGAAAGAGCAATGAAGAACATGCGCCACCACTTCGGGCCTCGTGCTGCTGTTTGGTGCCATTCTGGGTGCTACTCCAACGACTACAGCGAAGCGTATCGCAAGGCCGAAAAGGCTTCCAAATGACCGGCGCCCTCATCATCACCCTCGCCCTCTGTGCCTTCCTCGCCTACCTCCTCCGCCGATCGATGCGCAAGACCGACCAGGTCCGCGCAGAGATGGCGGAAGCGGGGAGCCTTGCGGCGAGGCGGGCCACTGAGGACGGGCAGAAGATCGCGGAAGCGTTCGCGCTTCTGCACGACCGCCGCGCACGCGGGAAGGATAAGACGTGGATCCCGTGGACCGAGGCGCGGGCGGAATGGGCGCGGAAGGCGAAGGGGGCGAGGTAATGAAAACAGGGGAATGTTCGAATTGCATGTACTCGGAGCGGAAATATTCAGAGCACCCGTGCTCGAACTGCACTAGGGCGCCGCAACCGGAGCGGCGCGACTGGATGCAGTACAAGTCAGGAGCATGCTACTCGGGCTTGACGATGGATCAGAGCAAGCCGACGCCAACGCTCAGATTCTGACCTCCGCCTCCATCCAAGCCTCCCCCAGGCGGTCCGCTTCGCCCCGTCCGCCGTATTGTCGGTACGGGGCCAATGCGACCTCCAGGAAGGCCCGGAGCCGTGCGGAGTGGATGCAATCGAGGGCATGGCGGCGGAATCGGAGAGGCTGGTCCATGCTCAGATTGTCGGATTCTCGCGAGATGGAGTCAAGCAGAAAAGGCAAAAAAAGAGGCAGGCACCAAAAAGTACCTACCTAGCCAAATTTCCGAAAACTGATTACGTGAGAGACGACAGGTTGTAAATACCCCCTAGGCCTTTTGATGCGATGACTGTCAAAAGCCCAGGAGGATGGGGGTCAATGAGCGGCGGACGAGGCTTCGATTTCGATCTCACCGCCGCAGAACGGACAGAACTTGACCTCGTTTTCGATCGGACCTCCTGCCAGGAATTGCCATTCGTGGCCGCATGTCGACGACCATTCGGCGTCATCGATCGTTTCAGTCAAACTCCACACGCAATACCCGACGCGAGGCCGTCGCGCGACCTCCGCCCTCAGCTCCTGCGCGATCTCGAGGAGGCGGGGGAAGTTCTCTTCGGAAATCTGGTGCGCCCTTGGCTTCGTGACCCCCTGCCAAAGCGCCTCAATCTCCTCCAGCGCCCGGCTCATGGCCGGTCCTCGCGGTAGAGGCGGGCGTAGCGGTACCAACCAGACGCCCGACTCTCGTATGGATGCCCGTCGAATTCACTCGGAGCATAGCGGATGCAGGCGCTTCGAGTCCACGCTTTGCCATCATGCGAGAACTCGCACACCTTCCCCACCAGCTCCGCCCCGGTCGGCTCCACCGGCTCCGTGCGGATGGTGAGCAGGTCGCGGGCGTGGCCGAGGAATTCCAGCTCCGGATCCTCTTCCCAGCCGTAGCACTGGCAACCAATGGATTTGCCGTCGAGAGCGATCGCATAACTGACGGGGTATCTCGGGGGAATCAAAACGACCTTTCCGTAGGAGCGGAAAAGTGCTCCGTTCACCGCTTTTTCCATCACGGACCCGACTTTTTCAAGCCGGTCGGCTTCGGCTCGGAGCTCGGCAATTTTCTCGGTTCGCTCTTGCTGGTTCATGCTCATCCTTTCGGTTGGTGAATCAAAAGCGGGCGGCGGCCAGTCCATTGCGATGATCCGCCGCCCGTGGCCCGGTACCTACCGGGTTTAGCTGAATGCGACGATGCGCTCGAGGAGGACCCACGAGTACAGCGTCATCGCGGACGCTTGAGCGCGAAGCCTGCGCTCTTCCGACTCGCTGACGGATGGGTGAAGCTTGTCGAGGAACGCTTCCAACTTGTCGATCTTCGCGTCCAGTTCGGTCTTTTCCTCGATCACGCGTGCCTGATAGGCCGGGCGTTCGACGGGCGGTGGGTTCACGTTTTCCATCTTCTCTCCATTGGGTTTCCGGGATCCGCCCGGCGCGGTTTGCGAAAATCTCCCCCGGCAGGCGATCAGACCCCGCGACAGGCGAGGGCTGGCCCGGCGCGGTGCCGGGGGAGGGGGTTAGGGTTCGTAGTCTCCGAAATCAGGGAGTTCAAGGCTCTCGCAAGCTTTCTCCGAGAGGCGATCCTGCACTTCTTGCGGAAGATCTGTGAAGACCTCGGAGATCCACGCGTCGTTGTCATCCTCGTCGAGTTCGGCGTATTCGTACCCGGCATTCATGCCGACGCTCGGATCTGCGCCCTGCAGGTTCACGCCCTTCCACGTGATGCGAGGATTCAGCAGATCGCCGACGATGTCCGCGAAAGTGTCCAGGGCTTCATTCTTGGCCCAATACTGCAGCTTGGCCGCAAGCGCCGCGACAAACTCCTGTTTCGACTGAACTTCAGCTTCGCTCATCTCACCCTCATTGGTTGGTTGTCCGCGGGCCTGATCGGTCTCGCCTCTACAAGATCGCTCCGGGAGGGGAGGAAAGCAAGTAAAAAGATTTTCGCACGAAAAAGAATTGACTTTGGTCGTTCCGAAAGCGATATTAATAACCGGACGCACGCCACTTTATCCGGGAGACCGCCATGCGCTAACATCTCAGCCAGACCCTCCAGCCACCTCGAAGCGGTGGGGAGGGAATTCGCCCATGTAGGCGATCTCATCACGAAAGGCCAACATGTCACAGATCAAGAAGCTCCCGCCCCCGAAGAAGTGGACCAAGGCAGGGAAAGACTGGATTGCCAAGCTCGGCGCCACGCAAACCGCGCAGGCGATCGGCGTCACGACCTCCACGCTGTCGCAGTGGCACCACGGGCACCAGCGGCCCACCGCCGACCGGGTCGACCAGATCATCACGCTCGCCATGCAGGAGGGCGTCTGCCTGACGCCTGCGGACCTGGGTCGGCCGGATCTGGCGAAGAAGGCAGGGCAGGGATGAGCGTCATCTACAAATATCCTCTGATCCCTGGCCAAAACGTCGCCCTTCCAGTTGGGGCGCGGATCTTGAGCGCTCGCGAGCAAGGCCAGGATGTTTGCGTTTGGGCTTCGGTTGATCCGGACGAGCGCTTGCCGGGGTTCGAGGTGTTTGCGGTGCCGACCGGTGGAGATGTACTGGAGTCTGACCAGTTCATCGGGACGGCGTCGCTTCTCGATGGATCTTTCATCCTTCACATCTTTGCAAGGCGTCTGCAATGACCCGCCTCACCCTCGCCGGTCTGGCGCTGGCGGTGTTGGCTGGGTGCGGATCCCCCACAGAGCAGCCAATGGAGATCCGGGTCACGTACACCTACTGCAACGCGGACCGGACGGTCTGCCGGGATACGGTGATGCCGTGAGCGACGACATTCCGGTAATGCGGATTCCTCCGATGTTTCGCGTGGCGTATAGGCTAAGCACGCCAGGGTTCTTTGATGAAGTATTCACTCAAGGATGGATGGTTCGGATCCGATCTGTTAGCCCTCCCGGCGCAACTCTTCCAGGATGGCAGCCGTGAGCCTGCTCAAGGAAATCGAGGATGTGATGGCCGGGGTGATCGCGAAGGCATGGCCGAATATGCACGAATGCCACTACAAGCTATGCGTGAAACGGAGAGGGGACGCCGGTATCCATCCGGGAATCGCATGGCCGGAAATATGCGAAGGGTGCCACGCGAACATGGAAATCAAGTAGATTTGCACTAGCCCCTTGCGGCGGAGGTGCATCATGGAGTATTCGGCGGAAGATCGGGCGCGGTTCATCGAGGATGTGATTCAGGGGATTTCAGAGGGCATCCCGCTTCGAGAGATCTGCCGAAGAGATGGATTTGCAAGCTACCCGCGAATCTATGCATGGATGGATGAGGACAAGGAATTTGCAAAACGCTTCGCGTGTGCACGCGAGCGCGGCCACGACGTGATTGCGGATGAGTGCTTAGAGATCGCGGACCATTCGACGAATGATTGGATGGACAGCCACGACCCAAACAATCCCGGCTATCGATTGAATGGTGACCACGTCCAACGGGCCAAGCTCCGAATCGAGACGCGCCTAAAGCTCCTGGCGAAGTGGAGCCCGAAGAAGTACGGGGAGCGCGTCGAGCTTGCTGGAGACTCATCCGCCCCCCTCCAAATTGTGGTCAAGCAGTACACTCCTCCCGATGTCTGAGTTGGTCCTCCCCAATAATTGGGACCCGCGCCCCTACCAAATGCCGTGCTGGTCCTACCTCGAGCGAGGCGGGAAGCGGGCTGTGGTGCGTGCGCATCGGCGTTGGGGCAAGGATGACATCTGTCTACACTGGACCGCTGTCGCTATGATGAAACGGCCGGGAACGTACTGGCATTGCCTCCCCGAGTACGCTCAGGCCCGCAAGGCGATCTGGCAGCAAGTGAATCCGCATACCGGAAAGCGCCGAATCGACGAAGCCTTTCCGCCTGCCATTCGGAAGCGGATCAACGATCAGGAAATGCGGATCGAGTTCATTAACGGCTCGACGTGGCAATTAGTCGGCTCAGACTCCTACGACTCCCTGGTCGGCTCGTCTCCCGCTGGGATCGTGTTCTCCGAATACGCACTCGCCAAACCTGAATCATGGGACTTCTTCCGCCCGATGCTTGCGGAGAACGGCGGGTGGGCTCTATTCGTCTCGACGGTGCGCGGTCGGAATCACTTCTACCAGATCGGCGAGTATGCCAAGACCCGCGAAGACTGGTACTTCGTGGACTCTACGGTGGCCGAAACCTCCGTGTTCTCCAAAGAGACGCTAGATCGCGAACTCTCCGAACTGATCGCGGCATGGGGCGACGAGATCGGCTTGGCGAAGTTTCGGCAGGAGTACTACAACGACCCAGATGTCGGCACGTTCACATCCTTCATCGGTTCGCACCTCGTCGCACGCGGCGCCGCGTACCGCTCTGAAGGCCACGAGACCGAAGCTGTCGTGTGGGGCCTCGATGTGGCCCGCCAAGGCTCGGACCGCTCCGTGCTCATGGAGAGGCAAGGGCGCAAGACTCGCCTCGTCGCGACCTTCCGAGAGCCTGACTCGATGCGCCTGGCGTCTGCCGTGGCGATGCTGTGGCAGGATGCGCGGCCCGATGCTCTGTTCGTGGACGGTGGCGGCGTTGGTGGGCCTGTCTGCGACCGCCTGAAGCAGCTTCTTGGGCCAAGCGTGCAGGAGATCAACTTCGGATGGGCCGCGACCGACCCGACCAAGTACGCCAACAAGCGGGCGGAGATGTGGGGAAGGGTCAAGGATGCGCTGGCCATTGGCTTAGAGCTGACCGACGATCCCGAGTTGCGGGAGGAGCTGACGTTCCCCGAGTTCACGTTCACCAACAAAAACCAGATCCTCCTCGAGAAAAAGGAATGGATGGCGAAGCGTGGGCTCAGATCTCCCGACAAGGCCGACGCGCTGGCGCTGACTTATGCGGAGCCGGTGATCCGGCGCAAGGAGAAGGAGAATGCGGAGGTCCGCGAGGAGTGGGAATCGATGGGCGGTGGCGGCGGGGGATGGATGGGGCACTAGGGCTGCGATAGGATGCGGGCGATCCATTCGGGTCGCTTTGGCTGGACTGGCCACTCTCCCTTTTCGTATGCCTCGAGCTGGATCTCGCACCACTTGCGGGCCTGTTCCTCGCCTGCAATCCTTCCAGAGACTGATCTCGATTTACAGGACTCCAGAAGTCCAACAGGCTCATAAACAACCGAGTGGACGCGGAATAGACCATCTTCAAGCGATTGATTGTCACGACCAATCATCGCATAGAACCGCTCTTTATTCAGAAAGTAGTGGCCGCCTCTTATTTCCCATGTGGCATCGATTGACTCGCTCATCTTCTGTTCCCGTTCCTCAGCTCTTGCAGGATGTCGGAGAGCGTGAACCAGATCGCAAGGATCGCGGCGGCGAAGATGCCAAGAACGACCCTATCCCATGTGAATTCCATCTCGTTTCCTTTTTGTTCGCGGGCTATGCCGCTTGTTCTTTCTCTTCAAACCTTCTACAAGAATCTGTCGCGGCCATGTTGCCCAAGCAAGGGAATCGCCCACACATTCCATGAGGGCTTGAAACTCTCCGCATTGCATCACCAACAACACTTCGGCAGTGATCGGAAAGCGCTCCTGGCTGGTATTTCTCCATCTTCTCATCCATCTCTTTAGCTCGGATAATCTCTTTCCTTGCCCATTCGTTATCCGTGCTCATGTAGCGAGTCCAGTTGGCGCACCTGCCACAGGTTCGCGCAGGAAGTTCGCGCTCATCGTAGCCAGCGATGACGATCCATTCATCGAACTCTCTCAGGAAATCCTTTAGCGTCCTGCTCATGGCCTCACGCTCCATTCTCCGCAAGTGTCGGAGCTGCGCTTCGTCTCCGCTTTCGGAAATCTTTGGCATTGACCGTAAGGGTGATTGATCTCAAACTCTTTTTCTGAGATCACCATCCTGATCCTGGCGGCGTTGAGGCTGTGGCCGATCTTAAAGCCAAACTCGCCAGATGGCAAGGCACCCGCCTCTTCCTCTTCTTTCTTCGCGTATTCTTTATAGGTCTCGATCGATCGGTTGATCTGCTCGGTGGAGCCAGATGTTCGAGTCCAGTGTGCGCACGACCCGCATTTCCTGCTCATTTGGCACCCCGTTTCGCTTCTTGCTCGTCCCGTTTGACCTGTGCCTCAATAGCCCTCTCGTCGTACTCGGATCGAGATCCTCCCGCCAGCTTAACCATTGCATCCGCTCTTTCTGAGAGGATCGGACGGATCCGGTATGTCTTAACGATGCGCCGATCCATCAAAACCCCGCGTAGATGAAGGCGAGGAAAGCGCCGGTGTCAGGGAAAGTGTCCGCAAGACCAGCGTGTTCGCCAAATGCGGGATCTTTGATCTCTTCAATGCTGTCGCCTTGCTCGTCGGAGTAGAAGTAGATGTACATGGGGTGCTCGTTTGTTAGTGGTTCGTGTTGCCTACTCCTATAATCTACCGCATACAAAGCGAATACGCAACACCTATTTTGAGAATAGCGCAGCGCCTCTTCTATGCATAAAACGCATGGAAGAAGTATATTCCGGGCATGGCAGACAAGAAAATCGCGGATCCTGACCTGATCGACGAGTTTCAGCGCCGGTTTCGCCTCGCTGAGTCTGCCGACGCCACGAATCGCGAGACGTACGCCAAGGATCGGAAGTTCGTCTACTCGGATGAAGCCCAGTGGGACGGCTCCGCAGACCGTGGACAGCGCCCCAAGGTCACCATCAACAAGCTCCAAGTGACCGTTCGGAACATCGTCAACGAGGCTCGGGAGGCTCCCGTAGCCATCAAGACGCATCCGGTCGATGAGTTCGGCGATGTCCAGCTCGCCCGCGTGATTGACGGTCTGATCCGGCACGTTGAGCATGATTCCAACGCTTCGGACGTGTATAACGCAGCCTTCGAGGACGCGGTAACCGGTGGATTCGGATACGTCCGCATCGTCACTGACTACGAATCCGAAGACAGCTTCAACCAATGCCCGAAGATCAAGCGAGTCATCAACCCCCTGTCGGTCTACATGGATCCCTTCCATGAGCTTCCCGACGCCTCCGACGCGCTCTGGTGCATCATTCACACGCGAATCTCTCGCTCCGAGTTCGAACGTCTGTACCCAGATGCGGACCCGTTCACCTCGAGCCGGACAGACAACCAGTTCTGGGTTTCCGACGCTGGTGTGATGATCGCGGAGTACTTCGAGGTCGAGCAAACTTCCGAAAAGCTCCTCAAGATGAAAGACGGCTCATCCGTCTGGAATTCCGAGGCGACGAAGAAGCAGAAGCGGGACGCTGTGGATTTCCGCATGTCCACGCGGCGCAAGGTGCTGTGGTCCAAGATTGGCGGGCAGGGCGAACTACTCGAAGGGCCTATCGAGTTTCCTTCCCGCTGGATCCCTGTTGTGCGTATGCCTGGACGCGAGTGGTTCGAGGAAGGCAAGCGGTATACGTGCGGCGCGATCCACTTTTCCAAGGACGCCCAGCGTATCTACAACTATGCGCGATCCCAGCAGCTTGAACGGCTCGCGATGGCCCCCAAGGCGCCGTTTGTCGGGTATGCCGGGCAGTTCACCGACAAGAAGTGGAAGAGCCTCAATACCCAGAATTGGCCTTACCTCGAAGTCGAGCCTCTGACCATCGCCGGTCAAGCTGCACCGCTCCCGCAGCGCCAGCAAGCCACCAACATCGATCCTGCGCTGTCCGAAGAGATCGCCCTTGCATCCGACGAGATCAAGGCTACTACAGGCATCTTTGACGCCTCCCTAGGCCAGCAAGGCAACGAGACCAGCGGACGGGCGATCATGGCCCGCCAACAGCAGGGATCGCGGGCGAATGCGGACTTTACGGGCAATCGGAACATCACGATTCGTCACGTCGGGATGATTCTCCTCGACATGTTCCCGCGCATCTACGACGAGCCCCGTGTGGCCCGCATCCTCGGCAACGACGGCCAGCCCGACCTCGTTTGGCTCGGCAAGCAAGCGGTCGACAAAGACGGCAAGACCTACATGTACGACCTCTCGGCTGGCAAGTTCGACATCGTGCTCGACGTTGGCCCGTCCTACGCCACCAAGCGCCAAGAGTCGGCGATCGCTATGTCCGAAAGCATGGCGGCCATGCCAATTGTCGGGCAGGTCGCGGCGGACCTTGTGGTACAGGCTCAGGATTGGGCTGATTCCGACAAGATCGCCGCCCGGATTCGTCGATCCCTCCCGTCTCAGATCCTCGGCAAGGATGCAGAGCAGGACGGCGAGCAAGGCCCGAACGGACAGCCCCAACAGCCCCAAGTGCCGCCCGAACTCATGCAGCAGATGCAGGAGCTTCAGGCGCGGAACCAAGAGCTGGAGCAGGGCACCAAGGTCGAGATGGACAAGCTCCAGCTCGAGAAATACAAGATCGACGTGCAGTCAGCCACAGACATCAAGGTCGCGGAAATCCGCGCCAATACTGATATGCAGAAAACACATATCGCGCAGATTGCAGAATCGGCACGAAGCGCGGAGCAAGCGGAACGGGAGAGCGCCCAATCTTCCGAATCTGGTACAACTGGTGGGCAGGAAATCGCACCTAAAAGCGAGGCTGAGTAATGGATCCAAACGAAGCGGAAATCGTAGTCCCCGAGGCTACGGAGGTTGAGCAGGTAATCCCGGAAATCACCGAAGTTCCCGCAGAAGCGAAAGTCGATGCGGTCCCCGAGGAAAAACCGGAAGAGAAGGCCGCGAAGGAAGAGCGGAAACGCGGCTTCCAGGAGCGCATCAACGTCATCACCCGCCAAAAGCGGGAGGCGGAAGAGCGCGCCAACACTGCGGAAACGCGGTATCAAAGCCTTCTCAAGGAGATCAAGGAAAAGCCGTTGTCCCGTGAGCAGTTCAGCACGGATGGCGAATTCGAGGCAGAGTTGCACGCTCGGTCCGGCCGTATGGCTGCGGTCGAGTTCCAGCGCACCATTGCCGCCGAAGCCAGTTCGAGCCAGAGCGCGGAACATAAGAACGCTGTCGATGCCGGATGGAATGAAGCGGTCGCGGAAGCGATGGCCCGAATCCCCGACTGGCATCAGGTCGTTTCGTCTGACCGTGGCCCTACGACCCCGGTCATGCTGGAACAGATCAAAGAGAGCGACAACGGCCCCGACATCGCCTACTACCTCGCGAAACACCCAGGAGAAGCCCAACGGATCGCAGGTCTTTCAATTCCTGCCCAGATCCGCGAGGTCGCTCGTTTGGAAGCAAGACTCGAAAACGGAACTCCCACCAGACCCAGCGCACCGCCTCCCATCAAGCCGATTACCGTCGCCGCCAAGCCCGTCTTGTCGCCGAAGGAAGAGTACGCGCAATGGGAAGCGGCTCAAAACAAAAGACTCGGCTACATCTAGCCGAAAGGAATAGGCACCACTCATGGCAAATGCACAGGCAGTCATTGACAAGGTATCGAAGGATACCGTCAGGCTCTTCAAGAACAACACCGTTCTCGCCTCCAAGGTCAATCGGCAATTCGACAAGGAATTCGCCGCCTCCTCGGGCAAGATCGGCTACACCCTCCGAGTTCGCCAGCCGAACAAGTTCACCGTCAATACCGGCGCGACCTTCAGCGCCACGGACATCGCCGATCCCGTGTCGACGATCACCGTCCAAGGCCAGAAGCACGTCGACTTCCTGTTGACCTACGCTGACCTGACCATGAACACGGACGAGATGACCAAGCGATACGTGGCTCCCGCCATGAATCACTTGGCGGCCCAAGCTGACTTGGAAGGCTTTCTTCTGTATCAGAAGATCGCCAACCTGGTCGGAACTCCCGGCACCCAGCCCACCAGCACGAACACCGCGCAGTTGCTCATGCAGGCCAATGCGAAGATCACGAACCAGTCGGCTCCCACGAACGACCGGCACTTGATCGTCTCGCCCAACCTGCAAGTCAGCATGATCGACGGAATGAAGGGTCTCTTCAACAGCCAGCAGATCATCGGCGACCAGTTCAAGAAGGGCGCCTTCGCCTCGGGAATCTTGGGCTACGACGACATCTCGGCGACCCAGTCTGTCGCGACCCACACGGTCGGCGCGTTGGGCGGAACTCCTCAAGTCAACGCGGCACAGGGCGCGGCTTCGGGCGCCTCCTACCAGTCCGGTACCCTCAGCATCAAGGGCGCGACTGCGTCCGTGACCGGCTGGTGCAAGGCTGGCGACGTGGTGACCATCGCTGGCGTGTACGACGTGAACCCGCTGACCAAGTCGGTTCTGTCGAACCTGAAGCAGTTCGTCATCCTTGCCGATGCGAACTCGGACGGCTCGGGCATTGTCGCCACCACCATCGCCCCGGCGATCGTGTACGGCGGACCGTACCAGACCTGTTCGGCTCAGGCTGCCAACAGCGCCGCGATCACCGTCATGTCCGGCACCACCGGCCAGAACTCGGAACAGGCCCTTGCGTTCCACGGTGATGCGCTGACCTTCGTGATGGCTGAACTCGACATGCCCACCTCGGGTGTGATCGCTGCCAGCCGTGTGAGCGTCGACGACTACTCCTTCCGTATGGTCGCCTACTACAACGGCGATGCCGACCAGATCCGCGTCCGTATCGACGGCCTGTGGGGCTGGGCTGCCTTGCGTCCTGAGTGGGCCACCCGCTTGGCGTTCTAAGAACCTTGGGCCGGGACATCCACCGGCCCTTTTCTCTTTCTCTCTGGAGTAAAAATGGAATACCCGAAGTGGCTCTATCTGGCCGAAGGAAATGGAATCCTCGTGCAGGATGCGGAAGAAGAAGCGACCGCACGCGCTGCCGGATTTGGCGACCTTGTGGGCGGCATTCCTCCCGGCGGCAAGCCTTCCGAAGATGACCGCGAAGCACTGAAAGCCAAGCTCAAGGCCGCAGGCATTCCCTTCGGTGGCAATACCGGGATCGAAAAGCTGCGCGAACTCGCAAAGGATCTCTGATGCAGACCACCGTCCTTGAGTTGATCCGGGCTGCGCTGAACGTCACCAACATCCTGTTCGACGGGGAAGACCCCGACGCGAACACAGGCAAGGCGGCGCGATTCCAGCTCAATTCGATGCTCGACTCTTGGGCTGGTGACAAGCTTGCGATCTACTCCGAGCGCAACGACGTCTTCACCCTCGTTCCCGGCACGGCTACCTACACGCTAGGCCCGACCGGGGCATGGGTGATGCCTCGCCCCGTGGAGATCACGGCGGCACAGACGCGGTACACATCGATCAACGAACAGCCCCTCGAGATCGTGTCGAATGACACCTACAACGCGATCCGGACGAAGGGAATCACCAACAGCGTCCAGTATGTGATGGGCTACCTCCCGTCCTATCCGAACGCCTCGGTTTCGTTCTACCCGACGCCGTCCGCTGCGAATCCCGTGCGGATCACCAGCAAGGTCCAATTCGCCAACATCGTGTCGATGACCGAGATCGTCGATCTCCCTCCCGGCTATCAGGAGGCGATCATCTACAACCTTGCGTACCGCATCGCCACGAGCATGAACAAGCCTCTGTCGGATGCGGCGCGGGACATGGCGGTCCGCAGCTTGGCCCTCATCAAGTCGAACAACCTTGAGGACACTCCGCTTTCCATGCCTGACGTGATGGGCGGTAACTCGATGGCCTGGAACCCGAATACCGGCTACTGGGCGCGAGCATGAGCGCGAAGGTCTCGCAGATCGGGCCGGTGCATGGCTCGATGTTTGTCGGGCCTTCCTACGGCCACCGGTCGACCGTTGCGGATGCAGAGCGCACGCTGAACAAATACACCGAGTACATGGAGAGCGAAGGTGCCCGCGTGGCATCTGCCCTCATGGACACACCAGGGCTGCGGGAGGTCTCTCCAGCCGAAGGGCGCGGCGGGTGCCGATGCCTCTACCCTTCCGCAGGCGGTCGTCTGTTTGGCGTCTTCGGAAGCTCTGTCGTAGAGTTCGACTCCAGCTTCAATCGGACTTGGCGCTTCTTCCTCCGCTCCAACTCTGGCCGCGTGACAATGGTTGACAACGGCGCCCAGCTTTTCATTGCCGACGGATCCGGGCATGATGGCTGGATCTACAACCTCTCCCTGAACACGGCGGCACGGATCACCGATGCCAACTACCCGGGCGGCTACTTCGCGACCTACCTCGATGGCCTCTTCGGGTGCGAAGTCCCCGGCACCGACAAGTGGCAGTGGTCCACGCTCAACGATGGGAATGTCTGGCCTGCCCTGAACTTCGTTTCGGCGGAAGGGTTCCCCGACTCTATCGTTTCGGTGGTCTGCACCAACCTCGAAGTCTGGATGTTCGGCACCAAGTCAATCGAGGTCTGGTACCACTCGCAGGACCCGATCTATGTGTTCCAACGCTTCCCGTCCGCGGTCATCCCGATCGGATGCGCGGCACCGTGGGCAGTCGCGGAGATCTCGGGCGTCATCTTCTGGATTGGCTCGGCCTCCAACGGGTATGGTTCCATCTGGATGTCCCAGGGGCACGGCCTGCCCAAGCGGGTGTCGAATCACGCCGTCGAGTTCCAGATCTCCAATGACGAGCTGTCCGACGCCTTCGCCTACTGCTACGCGCAGGAAGGGCACACATTCTACGTTCTGACTCTCCCGACCGCAAACAAAACGCTAGTCTACGACATTTCGACCGGCGAATGGCACGAACGCGGATACATGATTCAGTCTACCGGCGTGATTGAGCGGCATTTGAGTTCGCACTGCGCGTTCTTCAATGGCGAGAACATGGTTGGCGAGTACCGCAACGATACTCTATATGCCTTCGACCTCGATTGGTTCAGGGACGGCACGACCGACCGAATCAAGCGGATGCGGCGCTTCCCGACCTACCACGCAGACCGGGCGATGGTCTCCTACTGGTCCCTTGAGATCTTCATGGATTGCGGAAACGCCCCGATCACCGGTGACGGCTCGGACCCCCAAATGATGCTCCGCATTTCCAACGACGGTGGGCGCACCTGGCCTGGTGAGATTTGGCGATCGATGGGCAAGCAAGGTGAGTTCGCCAAGCGCGTGAGGTGGGGATGTCGGCTCGGGTCGGCTCGCGAGCGCGTATTCGAGGTTACCAGTACGGAGCCGATCAAGCAACCTTGGCTCGGGTGTTACATCGAAGCCCAAGCGGTCACGCCGTGAGCATCGCCAAGCCCAATTTCCGATCCCCCTTCCTTGCGGCGATCCCAGGATCCGGAAAGACGGAATCATGGGGCTCGCTCGACCTCTACTGGCAGCGGATCATGGTCTCAATGGTCGATGCCATCAACTTGCAGTCGAATCAAATCACAGAACTACAAACCAAGGTCGCGGCGTTGGAGCAATACAATACAGATCATCCGTGATCGGTGTATATTGTTGGAGGCGCAAGCCTTCGCCCCTCGTGGCGGCTACCTGAGAAAAGAAGGTGGCAGATGAGCATTTGGGACGACGTAACAGGGGGATTGGGGAACGCTTGGGACCAGTTCACGGGCCATGCAGGTGCACAGGCAGCGCGTAAGGCTTCCGGACAACTCACCGACGCCTACAACAAGGGCCTCGATGTCCAGCAGCAGCAGTACCAGCAAGGCCTTTCTGCCCTTTCCCCGTACTCCCAGGCGGGCCAAACCGGGCTCCAAGGCCAACTCGCCGGGCTCTCGGATCCCAATTCATTCTATGGGTACCAGTTCCAGCAGTTCGACCCGAACTCGGTCAACGTCCAGCAAGATCCCGGCTACCAATTCCGGCTCCAGCAAGGCCTCGATTCCGCCATGAACTCCCAGGCTGGGCGCGGTCTCCAGAACTCGGGCGGGGCACTCAAGGAGCTGAACAACTACGCGCAGGGGCAGGCTTCCCAGGAGTATAACAACGCTTACGGGCGCCAATACCAGACGTGGCAAGGCAATCAAGCCGGACAACTCGGCATGGCTCAGAACCGCGCCTCCGGGCTCGCTGGCCTGTCAAACATGGGATACAACGCGACCACTCAAGGAAACCAGCTCGGCCAGAACTACGGCAACCAGTTCATGCAAGGCCAAATGGGCATCGGTGACGCGCAGGCAGCCAGAGCGCTCGGCGTCAATGCCTCCCTGGCCGGTGGAGCGCAGAACTTCATGGATCTTGCAAAGCAGGCCGTCAAGGGTGGTGCTGCCTACTACACAGGCGGCCTCTCTGGATTGGCTGGATCGGTGGGCGGGCAGTGAGCCTCGCCTCCCTCATCGCGCAAGGCGGACCACGGGTCTCCGCTCCCGACATTGCGGGTGGATTAGCGGAAGGCGCCCAGATGGGACGCCAGGCAGGCCTCCAGCGTCTCCAAGCTCAGGGGCTCGGGCTCTCGAACCTTGCCGACGAAGCCAAGCTACAGCAGATCCAGCAGGCCCAGGCGGACGCCGCACTCCAGCGCGACCAGATGAACCGGAATACCACAATGGGGCCGAATGGCCCTATTTTGAACCAGCAAGGCTACCTCTCTGGCCTCGCTCAAGGTGGCGCGGCTCCGATGGCCTACGCTGAGCAGGGCCGATTTGGCGCACAGGAAGCCGCCGCCCAGGCTGCGAAGATTGAGAAGGCCCAAGGCGAGATCAAGCGCCGGACCCAGCTCCTTTCCGGGATCAAAAGCCCGATGCAGCTCGCCGCCGCGATTCCTGAGCTGGAGAAGCAGGGCGTCAACGTGGAAGAGATCCGCCAGATCCCGTTCCGTTCCGATTGGCGCCAAGCCCTCGACGGGATGATCCAGCAAGGGCTCTCTCACAGCGAGCGCATGGAACAGCTCAAGCAGTCTCTCGCTGAACAGGCCGCGACCCTCGATTGGCAGAAGGCGGACGTTGATCAGCAATACAAGCGCACGGGCGCTGCGCTCGATCAAGCCAAGCTCGACGAGACGATCCGGAATAACAAAGCCGGGACCGCTGTCGATTGGTACAAAGCACAGAACCCCGTCGCCCTTCAGGGCACCAAAGCACCTCCCGGCTATCGCTACACGGCAGACGGTAACATGGAAGCGATTCCGGGCGGGCCTGCCGATGCGAAGAAGATCGCAGCCGATACCAAGGCCCAGGCCGGAGCGCAGCGGGCAACAGAGTTTGCCGATAGCGGAATTGGGACGATCGATCAGCTTCTTGCGTCTCCTGGCCTTGGGAAGATCACTGGATGGGCGTCAAAGATTCCGATCATTCCCGGCACCGAACAAGCCAAAGCGAACGCGCTGGCCGAACAGCTTGAAGGCCAAGCGTTTCTTCAGGCGTTCCAGTCTCTCAAGGGTGGCGGCGCCATCACCGAAACCGAAGGAAAGAAAGCCTCGGCTGCGATTGCCAGGCTGAAGCGTGACCAGTCCAAAGAAGACTACTCGGCAGCCCTAAAGGAATTGCGCGGGATCATGGACGCAACCCGCAAGCGAGCGAGCGGTGCAGCGCCGCAAGCAGCGGAGACGACGCCCGCTCAAGCCAAGGCGATCACGGGGAAAGAGGATTATGACGCCCTCCCGGTTGGCGCGTCGTACATCTTCAACGGCGTGCCGCACGTGAAGGGGGCTAAGTGACCTCTCGGACAAAGCCATACCCGAAGGAATGGGCGCCGCCTGCCGAAGAAGCGGTCGGCTGGACCCCCCCCGAGGCTGAAGCGGCCCAGGCTGCACCACAAAAACCTGCCGCCCCCGGTTGGGCGCAAGCCTTGTTCCCAAGCTCCTACGGCCGTCAAGGCGCCACAAATGCCCAGGGCGAAGAAACGGGCGCGGCCCTGGCTGGGATCAAGGATCTTGCCGCGCTCCCGGTGAACTTAGCGTCCGGAATCTACGCCGCGATTGGCGCTCCGTCTGGGATGGCAAGCGAAGAAGCTCGCACGGCGATGGCTTCCAAGGGTGAAGGCGACATGAGCCAAAACCAGCGGGCAGTCATGGGCCTCAGCCTCGCAAGTGCTCCGATCGGAGGCGCTGTCCTTCGTGCGATCCCTGCCGCCGCCGCGATTGGCGAGGGTGGTGGTGCTCTTGCAAACTTCGGACGGCTCGCTAGTGCCGCCGGAAAGAATATCGGTCGCCAAGCTCTGGCCGGTGCCGCCGAATCTGCCCCCGCTGCCGCGCTCCAGGCCTACCAAGGTGATGTTGGCGGCGCAGCGGGTTCGCTTGGGATCGGCGCCCTCCTTCGCCCCGTGGCCGCTGGCCTCTCCAGGGCTCCGGGAGCCGTGGCCGACATGACGGAACGCGGAGCTGGAGCGCTTTCTGGTGTCCCTGGCCACGAATTGGCGGCGATCGGACCGTTTGGAATGTCGGATTATGGTCGAAAAGTCTCGAAAATCGCCAAAAACCCGAACGCGGCCCACGAACTCGGCCAAGTCGTCGTTGATCGGGTGAAAAACTTTGATCAATACCTTCCGAATGCCGCCGCCGTCGACGAAATGGTCGCGAATCTGCCCCCAATCGACGCAAACGACATAATCGGCGCCCTCGAGCGGTCTAGGCCCAAGCTCATGGTGGGCGCAAGTGCGAAAAGCGCATCCATGAAGATCGATGATCTCATTGCGGACGTGACCAAGATTTCCGCACAAGACGGAACGATCCCGGCTAGCGTGGCTCGCCAAGTCAAACAGACTTTCGACGCGGAAGTCGGAGACGCCTTCGGAAAAGAGTCTTCTGCCTACATCTCGGCCCTCAAGAATGGACGCCACGACATCGCCAAGGCCCTCGAGAGTGCAGCCGAGCGGAGCGGCGTTCCCGAGTACAAACAGGCCATGCAGGACTACACGCGGCGCCTTGGGGCTCTCGACAAGGTCACCTCCAAGCTCGGCGGCGACGAGGCCACGATGCGCGGGCGAGTTGAATCCTACATCTCGAACCTTGGCGGGGCGAACAAGACCGAAGCTCGCAAGGCATTCGCAGACCTGGCCGACATCATGGGCGAAGACTTCGCGGCCCAGGCTCAGGCCATCGCGACGGCGAAACGTGCGATGCCGGGCGGTTCGCTCCCGATCTTCCCAACTCACACGACGGGGCGGTCGCTCCTCGGCTTGAACGCGATGACTGCTGTAGGTTCGGGCGGCGGTTCGGCACTGGCCAGCATCCCGCTCGCCGCGCTCTCCTCGCCCCTTCTCGCGTCCAGCGCCATCGCTGGTACTCGTGGCCTCGCGAACCTTGCTGGAACCAAGTCTGCGACATACACCGGACTCGCTGGTCTGGCCGCACTTCGCGCCGACCTTCAAGCAGAAAACGCGAGGCAGTAATGGCAATCGGCTCTCTCCTCCCTTGGGTCGCCGCGCAGTGGTTCACCGACGCGGGCGATGCCGTCCTTTCGGGTGGCCGCGTCTACTTCTACGCCGTCGGCACCACTACCCCGAAGCCGGTCTACCAAGACTACCAGCGCCTCGCCGCGCATCCCCAGCCGGTTGTCCTCAGTTCGTCGGGACATGCTACAGTCTTCCTTGGTGATGGCGGTTATAAGGTCGTCCTGACCGATGAATCCGGCGCGATCCTCGATACCAAGGACGGCATCTTCGGCGGAAGCGGGAATTTCGTTGGCCTCGGGTCCAATGCTACGGTCGGATTCTTCAAGCTCTACGCTGACGTGCGAGCGCTGACCGATGGCCCCGATGTCGTATATGTCTCGGGTCGCACCGTAGAGGGCGATGGCGGGCAAGGCCTCTTCCAGCTTCTCCCAGGCTCAAGCATCCCCGACGACGACGGCATCTACCTCGTGGCCGGGGGCGGCTCGTTCGTCTACAAGCGCATTTTCGATGAGTCGATCAATCCGGAATGGTTCGGCGTCAAGTATGACGTCGCGATCGATCAGAGCGCCCGGCTGAATGCTGCCCTGGCCGCGTCCGTCTACCTGAACTTCCCGGTTCTCGTCACGCGCCAAGTCTACCTCTCGGCGAACATCACACTTCCGACGAACGCCAGCCTTCGCACGAACGAAGATGGCTACTTCTCGTCGGGCTCGTCCGTCTCGATCACGTTCCCCACTGGCTCGCGGTTCGCCTGCACGGGATCGCCATTCCGCGCTGGCATTCAGCCGGCCTTTGTGGCCGGCACGATCGACGCGCTTCGCCTCTCGTGGTTCAGCGGGACCGACTCCAGCAAGTGGGCGCGCCTCCTTGCCTCCACGGCGGCCAGCTTTCCGCTTTTAATGGACGTGAGCACGACGCTCACCAGCGACCTCACCATCCCGGCGAACTTCGCCTTGGAGCCCGTTGGCGGGACCGTAGTGACGTTCGGTGGGTTCGCCAACCTCTCCATCGGTTCGCTCAACTACCGGGGCCTGTCGCAGCTCATCGCTTACCTCGTGGACTCCTACGTCGGATCAGTGAGCATCGGCGCGGATGTCTGCTACTTGGAATGGTTTGGGGGGTCGTCGGCGAACACCGGAGCGCAGAACGCGATCCCGTTCCGGGCCTGCCTCCTTTCGGAGCGGGTAGACTTGCTTCCCTCGAAGGTCTACACGGTCACCAGTACGAATGCAATCTCTTTCGCGAATACGAACACTGTCCGCATCAATGGGAACGGGTCGACTCTCGTCTTAAATCAAGACGTGTCTATCGCCATCACCACGGAAACTAGGGAGATCACGATAGACGGGACCGGAACGCTTAATTTCGGCGGGGCGGTCTTCTGGGATTCGATCATCTTTTCGCGGGTGACGGGCGGAGCAAAGGCAGCAAGGCGCAGTACGCTTACAAACGTGAACTCCATCGTCGAAAGCTATGACTCGTCGATCTTTGGCTTTTCTGGGCAGATTGGCGGAAACCTTTCTGACTGTTCGATCAGTTTCAGCGGAACCGGTGTCGTCAATGGGAGCTGGCGTTTCGCGGGGTGCAAATTCCAGAAGGTCGCAGCGGGTGGGACTCCGCTTTTCACAGCCCCAACCGACCCGGCAAAAATCGAATTCAATGGGTGCAAAATCGATATTGACGGCCTCCTCTGCTACAGCGAGAATACAAGCCTGACCATCGATCTAATCGGATGTACCTCGACGGATAGCTTCGCCAAGGCGCTGTCGAACGGTTACGCAAAGGTCAATCTCAAGGGCTGCGGGGTCGTCAACAACTCGAACGTCTACTCGATCGACGGCGTAGATCTCGAGGTCGCGAATACGATCCCGATGGGCTCCGGGCACGCAGCCACCGTCATCACCAGCGCGACCACAAATTGGAAGGGTCTCGGTTCGCCAACTAGCGACGGAACCTCCTTGACTCTCGGATCCAACGCCACCCTTTCCTCCGACCCGTACAGCCCCAACACGATCCGATGCATTGCGTACGGACTATTTGACGCTGCCTGGCGGTACGGAGGCATCTTCGAAACGGAAATCACGTACCCCGTCGGGTCACCTCCAGACCCCGCGACAGAGCTTGTCGTGATGTTTTGCCATCCGCCTACAGCCAACGTCGCGACGGTCGGAGTGAACGCTTACGGGGACGGCAACTACTTCAATACCATGCCGGTCGAGCTTGGGAAGAGCCTTCCTGCCAAGCTTCCCATCCTGGCAAGCGCGAAACTCAAGATGCGGACGAATGTTTGGGGCGGGCAGGTTGACTTTAGAGCAGTTTCGGAGCCTCATTCGACGTACACAGTCTCGGATATTTGGGGAGACTCTTCAGTCTCTGTCCCAACGAATACGAATACATTCATCCCAGAAGCCGGGCGGCTCGTCATCTACAACGCTGGAGCCGGAATTCTTCCAGCGGGCACGAAAATCAAAGTGACGTACAGATACGACCTGCCGATCCGCGACCAGTTCAGGAAGTTCTTCCCAGATCAGAAGGCCCTCCAGAACATTTCCAGCTCTATCTATTTGAGCGCTCCATTGTCTTATCAGGCCGTCCGGGTAAGGACATCCTTAACAGCGGGGTATTCTGGGCAGACGCAACTCTCGATTCCCTTTATGTTCCGTGACTGCGATGAAAATGGGATGCAGGCCGCGCTTTGCATTCGCGAGACCGACACGCTTCCGTTTGTCCAGTGGAACAGCGCAACACTCGCCCTAGGATGGTCATAAATGAGCCTCTTGCCCTGGACCACTCAGCAATGGTTCGACGATGTTGGCGACCCTCTCCAGTTCGGGAAGATCTACTTCTACCAAGCCGGAACACTCGTCCCGAAGGTCACCTACAAGAAGGCCGACCAGTCCGAGGCGAACGAGCACCCAATCATCCTCGACGCCGCTGGCCGCGCTAAGGTCTGGATCATCGACGGCGAGGCTTATGACGAGGTCGACCATGACGAGAACGACAACGTCTTGCGATCCTTGCAAGGGATTGTCGTCAACGCGAGCAGCGGCGGAACGGTAGTAGATCGCAAGGTTGCAACCGATGATGCTGACGCGACTCCTGGCGTGCTGGTCGACAAAACCATCTCAAGCTCGTCCGTGGAAATCACCGTCGTGGACAGCGGAGGCCGAAAGCTCCAATTCACCGTTGACGAAGCGTGGCTCTCCTCCTGGCTGACCATCAACTACCCATTCCCCGCCGATGACCATCTCGTCATCTCAGACGGCACCACGCAGACAGCCGGGACGCTTGCCCAGAAGATCACCGACGCGCTCGGGACGGTCTTCGCGGTCAACGGCGCCAAACAGCTTGTTATCCCCCTCCAGAGCTACCTGAGCCTGGTTGGCGGAGGCACGGTCACCGGCCCGACGACGTTCACCAACGTGACGATCCCCGACCAGTTCAAGATCAAGGCGGGAAGCGGTGACATTGCCGGATGGTACGTCGACAAGATCCAGCCAGGCACAGGCATCGAGTTCAGTGAGACGGTCGACGGCGTGAACGGTGTCGTCCTGCACATTTCGAAGACGGACGAAGGCGCATTGACCGCACCTCTCCACGAGGTCATCACGGGTGACGGCGCGGGCGGGGTCCTCAGCTCCCCCAGCTTCACAGCGGTAGGCGGCGACGTTGCGACGAACACCGTCACCTCCAGTGCGACCGGCCCAGCCATCACGGCGCCGAACGGATCGGTCCTGGCATCTGGCGTGGCTGAAATGGCACAATCAGCATGGGCTGGAACGGGCGCAGCGTGGTTTGGTCCGGAGGGACACAATCCGGCGACAGACGACGGCACGCTTTCGGGACTCATCTCGACAGAATTCGTCTCGATCCTTCGCGGCCCCCACGGAGGGAGCGCAACGCTTGGAACCGGCCTCGGGAACATCGCAGCCTACGACGACCAGGTCGCCGCCGACGTGCCTACATCGGCCCCCGCCTTTCACCAGCTCGACGGCGTGATCCTGACCGGCGCGTCGTACTCGTCGACGTACCATGCGACCATCTGCTTCTTTGGTACCGGAACGGCATTCGTCGTGCCAGCGGGCGGTTCGCTCAACCGAACCATTCGCCTCAGCAACAGTTCGGCGGCATCGATCGCGGTGACCGGAGTCGCGACCGCGTTCACGCTTGCGCCGGGGCAGTCTCGCGACCTCTTCTGGAGTGAGGAAGTCACTCCCAAATGGTACTGACATGATCCTCCCTCCTGGCGTCTATCAGTCCATCGACAAGAACGGAATCGAGATCGGCGAGGGCTGGGTTACCAGCACACTCCCGATCTGGGCTCCCGGCTATTCGCAAGAGCTAGACCAACCGATCAGCATTTCGGCGGTCGACCTCGAAGGCCTTCGGTTCGTCGGGGCAAAGACCACAATCACGATTCGACAGACGCACGAGGCAACGAGCCTTGTGCTGTGGTCGGGAATCGCCACGCTCATCGATGACCCGACGGGTGGCGGCGGAGGGCCAACGGATCTTCCGCTGCACGGCATGCTACCAGGGCGCGCAGCATCCGGCTCGCACCCCGTGAGCGCGATTTCTGGGCTCCCCGACGCGCTCGTCACGCTTGAGACTGAGATTGCCGGGAAAGAGCCCGCATTCACTGTTCTCCCAGCGACGAAAGGTGGCACCGGCCAGCCCCTCTACGCGATCGGCGACATCCTTGCTGCGGATACGGTCACAACCCTTTCGCGCCTACCTGACGTGGCGACAGGAAGCGCTTTGCTGTCGGGAGGCATTGATACACTTCCGACATGGGGACAGATCAGCAATATACACGTTGCCACAGGTGCCGCAATCGCATGGAGCAAGATCTCCAAAAGCGGGGCTTCCCCTGGCGACGTTGGTGCGGCCCCCGCGTTCGTCTCCGCTGCCGCAAATCTGTTCTGGGCAACTCCAAGCGGAGCATCCGGAGTGCCGTCTCTTCGCGCAATCGCTGCCGTAGACATTCCGGACCTCGACACTGCGAAAATCACAACTGGCACTTTCGCAGATGCGCGAATCGCAAGTGCGGCAACGTGGAATGCGAAGCTCGGGACCTCCAACGTATCCGGAACCGCTAGGCAATTAGCGCGATTCATCGGGGCAAATACTGTCGGAAGCGATGGTGGGTTCAAGACCGACCAGGTCTCATCGTCGACGGTGGGCCTCTACCTTGGCAGCGGGCTTGTCGCTTCACCGACCTACCTCCTGCTGGATGGCGCGGCCAACCAAGCAAAGCGCCTCGTCTTCATGGATGCGGGCGTGGGCCGTTGGGCTATTGACCAGATCGCCACGTCGGCGCAATTTCGGATCCGAGCAATCGCGGGGGGTGTCGATGTCGACAATCCGGTTGCGATCGATAACGCGGCAGGCGGAACCATCGCGCTGGGCGGCACCACATCCCGCCCCGTCAACTGCAAATTCAGCCTCCAAATCAATGGCGTCGACGCGATCACCTCGGCGCGCAAAGGCTCGCTGACTGGCCTTGACGTTACGGGCCGGATTTTCAGCACGGTATCGGGAGTAGCCACCTCCACAGCGGCGCTCGTCGTGTCGTCAGCGAATCCAGCGATGATCCTGAACGCTACCTCGAACTCTGTCGACGCCAAGATCTGGCGTATCTCCGCCTACGGCGCTGGCCAGTTCGGCATCGATTCGTACAACGACGCAGAATCAAGCGCCATCCCCGTCCTCAACTTTTCCCGCGCCGCTGGCGTCGTGACGACCACAGTCGGAGCCACGGGCGGAACCGTGAACATCGCCGGGACGGTCAACCTCTCTAGCGGCCCGCTCCAGGTCGCAGGGGTAGATACGATTTCAGCAGCGCGGTTCGGTCTATTCTCGAATGGAGATGACGCATCCGGCACTCTTCGCGCTGGCGAGGCGTGCATGGGCCGGAAGAATGGGAGCGGCGGGACAACGGCATGGTTCGGATTCACAGGGCTGAATAGCGCAGTCAATACAAACTACGGCGCGTTTTTCACTTCCACGCAGTCCCGTTTCGCGGGCGGCGGCGACTTCATCCTCCTCGGCGCATCTGCCAGCCAAATTTCCGTCGCGGGAGCCTTCACGATTTCCGCAGGAAGCCCGATCGCGCAATCGAGTACGGAGTTCAGCGGGAAGGTCGGATACAAAGACGGCATCGGCACTGCTCAAACCCAGGCCACCAGTAAATCGACCACGGTGGCTTTTCCCTCTGGAAAGACCTGCGGAACAATCACGATGAACGCGGCGGCGCTGGCCGCGAATGCCACGGTCTCATTCTCCCTCACCAGTGACCAGATCAGCCCAAATGACCAGATCGTCATCACGCACTCCAGCGGCGGGACGATGGGGGCGTATGGATTCGCGGTATTCCCATCAAGCTCGACATCAACCATCTACGTCCGGAATCTGACCGGTGGAAGTCTATCAGAGGCGATTATTCTGCGCATCATGATCCTGCGCAGCACGGTCGCATAGAATCGCGATCCGAACGTATATTCCATGAAACCACGGAGCCGCCTATGACTGACGCGACAAAGCCAGAAAATCCAACCGAATCCGTCGCGCTCGATGAGCTGAAAGAGTGGCAGACGAAGGTCAAGGAAGCGGAAGCGTATCTCGAGGCGCACAAGGAGGCGGTGCACGTCGCGAAGTTCCTAGCCGGGAAGATCACGGCGAAATACAGCCTCAAGCCAACTGACATCGTCGACGAGAATACCGGCGCGATCTCGAGGGGTGGGTAGTGGCCATCCGTGGCGAAGCGATCCCGCTGACCCCGTCATGGGTCGCCGTCCTCATCGCTTTAGGCGGCGCGGTCTACGGCGCTGGCCAAGTCCTCTTCCAGGCGAAAGGCGACTACGCTACGAAAGCAGACATCGCGATTTGTGCCACGAAATCCGGCCAAGACTCCCTGTTCAATGCCCTCAAGGATCTCTCCTACGAAGTCCGGCGCATGGGTGAAAACCAGACGGCGTCGATTTCCTCCCGCAATCCCACCTCCGCACAGCGCGGCATGATCGCGAGGAATAGGTGATGTACCAGCCTCGCCACTTCGCGCCGCACGAACTTCTCCCTGGCCTTTCTGTCGACACGACATGGGTTGATCTGGATCCAGCGATCCGGGCTCGCCTTGACGACTTCCTCATCGAGGCCTGCGACGAGGTGCGCGACCTGCTTGGCGTGCCGTGCACCATCAACAACTACGCGATGGGCGGATCTCGCTCGTTCTGCGGGTGGCGCCCTCGGGATTGCGAAGTAGGTGCCAAGTGGAGCCAGCACAAGGAGGGGCGCGCCGCCGATCTTCATCCTGCTGGGATGCCTGCCGAAGTCGCGCGGAGCATCATTCGCCACGCCGTGACCGCTGGAAAGCTTCCGCACCTCGGAGGCGTGGAGAATGGCGTCCCGTGGCTGCACATCGACACGCGGCCCCGTGAGGCCGGGAAAGTGAAGTGGTTCAATGCTTAGCACCATCCGCAAGCTCCTATCCGGCATCGACAACGTCACCCCCGACATTGGACGTTGGCTCTGGCTGGCCGGGTTCGTCGCGTACAACGGATTCCAGGGCTACGCAATCCTCAAGGGCCAGCCGTGGAGCCCGCAAGAGTACGCCTTCGGGCTTGGGACCATCCTTGCCCTCGGTGGAGTTGGTGTAGCCGTGAAGGCATCTACAGAGCCTAAGGCGACCACGCCGAAGGCTTCCGACCCATCCTATGGCGAATCCCTGAGCGAGGCGGCGAAGTGAAGGGCTTTCCGTGGATCCTGATCGGCACACTCCTGGCCGCGCTCGCGTGGAACTACACCCACCCGCGCACCATCCGCGCCCTCCCAGCGACCGCTGCCGTCCGTGACTCGATCCAGATCCACCGCGACACTGTGCGCATCCAGACGACCGAGTACATCACCCGGATCAAGCGCGTACCAGCCGACACCCTCGGCCCGATCCTTCGCGCCCTCGCTGCCCGTCCCGTGGTCCGCGTTCACGACACACTCAAGCTGGATTCCAACGGCATCGACACGGGTTGCGTCGTCTTCCTGACCTGCTCCGAAGCGCGGCGCCTCGTCCTGCGCGATACGCTTCAGAAAGTCGCCCACGATTCCACGGCTGGCGATTTGCGGATCCAGACCGTCCGGGCCGATTCGCTCGCCGCCCATCTCAGCCAATGCTTGGACGACAAGTCGCGGGCCTACGGGAGCGGATTCCTTCACGGCGCCGCGACAGGTGCCGGGGTGTGTCTTAGTCTAAAAGCCGCCGTCAACTTTTTCTTTTGAACTGGAGTCCATCATGGCCGCAACCGTAGCTTGGAAAACCTTCGACACCGGCGCTCCCGCCTCTCCCATCGTCTCGAACGGGCGATTCCGTCTCGCATCCCCCGCTTCCGTGCTGGGGACGCCCTCCCTGGCCATGCAGAGCGCAGGTCAGCAGGCGACGATCAATGTGTATAGCTCGGACAGCGAACGCATCGAGGCGGTCCTCTACGTCAGCGGGACGACTCCTGTGGCCATCGTTAATGCGGCAGGCCAGCCCTTCACGGCGCAAGGTCTGTTCAACCTCTCCATCGAGGTCACCGGCTGCACGAATGGCGAGGTGATCTACACCACCGACGAGCCTTGAACGTCTCGATGGTGTACGGTAGGCCGTGGTAGTGGAGATTGGCACGGAACAGGCGGCGGTCCTCGTCGGAGAGGGCGGCGTATCCGTCGAAGGCGAAGAAGTCGATCCGAGGCTTTGCGCTGGGCTTGTGGGCGGTCACTTTATCGCCTCCAGTTCATCTGCCCACGCCGCCACGCTCTCGGCCCATCGGAGCATTGACCCAGCTGTCGGCCAACCGGACTCGAGACCCTTGCATCCCTCCACGCCGTGACCGACCGCAAGCATCCTCCGTGCGATCTCCCGCAGCTCGCCGGGGATCTCTTCGCGCTGGAGTGGGACGGCCTCCATGGTCACCGGACGAAGCTGACGAGCCTCGCGCAACGCCTCGCGACGGGTCAGGCCACGCCCTAGGTGGCAGTATTCCGTCGACACCGACCAAACGCCGCCTGATTGTTCGACGCGGATGATCATGCCGCGTACCCCGTCGCCACAGCCCACGCCGCCTGCCACGCGAGCCACTGTGCCCGTACGGTTGGTAGGCGGTAGTAGTTGGCCGCCGTCCGTTCGATCGCGCTCGACAGCCTGCCGTCATCAGACGCCCACCGCTCGAACTCTTCGCGGATGATTTGGTCGGGGGTCATTGTCCGACCTCATCCGGATATTTACCCAGCTCTTGGATGTAGTCGGGATCGCCGATCAACTCATCTTCGGCAAACGGGAGGATCTGCCCACCCGTCACCCGAACGAAATAGATGGTCCCGTCAGGCAGCGCGGATACCTGGATCGAAACCACTTCCCCGATCAGATCCGGTATAATCCGATCGCCGATGCGCTTTTGGTGGGTCGTGACGATCTCACGAAGCCCGAATTTGGTGGAAATCTTCATGCCTTCATCGACCATTCTGAGGTTATGGCTGGTCGAAAGCGAGTGTAGGGTCCTTCGAACATCAGCTCGGTTGACGACTCTGCAGCGGATCGTCCCTTCTGCAGATCAAGGACTCGTTTCGATGCAACGATCTTCGCTCGCTGATATCCTTGATCCTCGAGCTGGGATCGCTGCGCGTTCTTCATGGTCAAGATCACCCGCTTTGCCTTTGCTAGCTCTTCCGGCTCCGGGTGGTAGACCATCAGGATCGCGTCTGCGTCCTGGCGAATCCCGCCTGATTCTTTGATGTGGTGGAGTTTTGGCGTTCCTTCCCGGCTCGCCTCGTTGTTGAGCTGGGTCAGCGCGTAGACAACACAATCTAGACGCCTCGCCATGAGTTTGCAGTGTCTTGAGATCGCCGCGACCTCTTGGGCCCGGTTCGATTCGCCGCCGCGCTTCTTCCCGCCTTCCAGGAGTTGCAGATAGTCGATGATGATTGCGCCAAGCCCTCCCTTTGAGATCTTGAGGGCCCGGGCGGATTGCTCGATTTCGTGGATCGTTTGCGCTTCTGTGATGTGGATCCCGCGCCGAACAATTTGCGACCGCGCCTCGGCTCGCTCGAATTCCTGCAGGTTGCGCCCGCGAATCCGGGAAATCTCGATCTTCTTGGTTGTCCAGGGGATGATGCGCTCGATGATTTCGTCCGTGCTCATTTCGAGGGATGCGATCAGCACATTTTCGCGCTCTCCAACCGATGCCCCGATCCCTGCAGCCAAAGCCGTCTTCCCGCCCCCTGAGAAGCCCCCTAAGACGACGTAGTTACCCGGGCGAGGGATGTAGAGCTTATCAAGCCAGTCGATCCCTGTAGGGCACTCCCTGGGCATTTCTGTGGATAAGACCGAATCAAGCCCTGAGGCGGCATGAGTGTACCCGGATCGCGACCCCCCGGCGCCGTTGACGATGCCTGTCACCCTGGCGACGATGTCCGTCACGAGGCTATCAGCGTCCTCCGCTTCCTCGGATTGTGCTAGAGCCCAGCGGCCCAGCTCGATGATCTGGCGGCGCTTGTAGCAGTCCAGGATTGCCGCGATCTCGCCTTCCACCCCGACCATAGAGACAGAAGACTCCATTATCTCCATCAGGTAGGCATCGCCCCCGACATGCTGTAGCTTCTCCGACCCCTGCAGGGCCGCGACGACTGTTCCAAGGTTCGGCGAAGAGGTTTCGGCCAGCTTCGCGACCGTCTCGAAAATCAACTGGTGGCGAGCGGAATAGAAATGCTCGATCCGGATTTTCGCGATTATCTCGTGGGCCCGGTCGCCGAATCGAATCATTCGGCCAAGGATCGCGCCCTCGAGTTCGGTATTGTTGGGAATTTCCATCAGAGCCGCGCCAGTGCTTCGGGGTCAATTCCGTCGAGGGCGTGCGGATCAAAAACCGAAGGATCGCTAGGCGCCGCGTATCCCGTGACCGCGGCGGGATGTTCCCTGCCCCAATTCCCCGCGCATGTTGCCGCCCTGCGGCGCCACTCCATCGGACGGCCTTTGTCCATCCATTCGCGGCCCTGGTAGTAGGCGAACGCACTCACGACATCGCCGATTGGCCACCACGGGTAGTTTGCCGCGGCATTGGATTTCCAGGAGTCGATCGAAGGCGGGAGCGTAGCTTCCGCGCTCTGTTGCTTCTTTGTTCTCTTTGTCTTGTTTGTTTGTTGTGTTGTGTTATTGGTAGCATCCGGTAGCTCAAGTGGTATACGGGGGTATTCCGCGGTAGATCCGGTAGCATCCGGTAGCGTTTCTTCTACCGGATCTACCGCGGTAGCTTTGGTATACCGCGCAGACACGCGCTCGGATTGCTTCCTGGAGAACGCTTCAGCATCCTGTAGAGACGCTTTCCCCGCGGAAAAGCCCATCCTCCATTCCATCGGGCACCCGTCGGCCGCATCTTCTCCCGCGGCACCAGCGAGCCACCCGCGGAGCCATCGTCCCGCCTCATCGTCGCTCATCAAGGCGGTTGCGTTCCGGGCTTCGGCGTGATCCATCTTGGACCAGTAATTCCGCTTACCGCTCATGGGTGAACCTTGGATTTCCGCCATTCTAGGTTCGACAGGTAGGCGTTAAACCCGAAGATGTTCCCCTTCTCCTGTCCGGGGTTCTTTTTCCCCGCAAGGCCGTGGACGAGTCCATGTAGGAACTTCAATGCATCGTCGCCGTCCGTGATAAGCGATACCTCTAGAGCGAGGTCTGGCACGCTTACGGGGACATATCGAGGTCGTGTCATGTTGGTCTTTTTTGAATAGCTTGCGCTCGATCCTGGTAGAACCCAAGTCGCTGTTTCCAGCGAGCAAGTGACAGGAGAGCGCAAGCCGTTTCCGTACTCTTTACCGACGGGGTTCTACTTCCGTCGACTATTCCCTCAATCTACTCGATCGCGCCTCGGAATGCAAGCGGGATCAACATCCTCGCGCCTTCCGATCCGCGTCGGTCCCTGCAATGAACTCCGCGACCATGATCGCTCGCATCTCCCGGCGCATGTCCTCAAGCGTCTTGTGCATCGTGCAATACTTCAGCGCGGATCCACTCGCACGGAGGATGCGGTCCAGGTTGGCGTCAATCCGTTCTTCGGCGCTCATACCGCCATCACCCCGTTCACCGCCGCGCCCGCCATGAGCACGACGGCATCGCGCCACTCGCCACGGTAGGCGGAGATCAGTGCCGCCGCGAAGAGCTGGGCGGCGACGTTGGCGCAGAGGATGGCTTTCCAGGGGAGGGAGGGGAGGGTCATGGGGAGGCTTTTCGTAATTCGCGGACTTTCAATCCGTCGAAGCGCGGCATCTTTGCGCAGGTCTCGCACAGATGCCAATTAAACGGGCGCACACCTACCGACAAAGTCGCCTCGGCATGCGAGTCGCGCCCTGCCAAAGCTGGAACATCGCCATCTGGGTCCCACTCGCATCCAGTCATAGGAATACCGCCAGAAACAGAATGATGAAAAACAACAGAGTTTTGAATATCTCCCAAGCGACTTCAGGCCACGTCATGATTTTCTCGCCGCCTCCCACGGGCGCAACGGAATCAAAAACCCAAACGATTCAATGTCATCTTCATGGATCCCGTCTTGCGATGGGTGGGGATCCCATTCGAGTTCGCCATCCATTCCAACGCACGCATGATGCACCTTGTGATCCCGAGGGCTGCGGCCAGCGAGTTCATGCCATAACCCTTTGATGCCAATGCCTTTAATGTGACGCCTGTTCATGCGGATTCCGCAGACAAAAGCGAGCCCAAATTGGGATAGCCACTCGTTCACCGGAGCCTCCCAGTTCTCTCCAGGGAAATCACGCGGATCGCTGAAGTGTGGTACATCCTCAATCGGTATCCGTAGGAGCCCCGCAAGGACAGCGGAAAGGCAGTTTCCGTGCGTCTCCGGAGGATTGTGCAAAATGCTTTGCTCGACCCGTGGGCACTCTCGATTCATGCCGCCCTCCCGATGTTGTCCACCGATGCCGTCTTCGCCCTGACCTTGGCGATGATCGCGAGCTGTGCGGCGACCACGTCCGCATTGCCTCCCAACCTGCGCGTGATCGCTTCCGCCTTCTCCCGGATCGGCACCATCCTCCGAAACTCCGCCTGGGCGGCCTGGTGGCCTTTGCCGGGATCGCCCATGGTCTTGCGGGGCACCGGTTGAGGTTGCACGGCGGCGCGGGTCACATCCTCGAGGTTGTCGAGGTACTTCGAGGCCTTGTGCTCCCGCTTGGGACGCGTGGCGCTCTCTGCGATGGTGATGGCGTAACGTTCGAGGGTGGTCATTTTTTTCTCGCTTTCTTCAGTTTCGGGGGGTAGACCGTCACAGGATTTCCCTGCGCGGCCATGTGCTTTGCAGACCTGCGGAACATCGGCGTTTCGACGCCTTTGACATCCTCGATCACGACTTCGTCGCCTCGGAGGTAGACAAAATCGGCGATGTACTTGCCGATCACGATCCCGTTGACTTTGAGCGGGAAAACCACTTGGCGCTGTAGCTCAGAAATGATCCCGCCCCAATTCTGCAACCTCAAAACATCCCAGCGCCGCGCCTCCGCTGTCGATGCGTGACGGATTCCGTCGGACGTGGTCTTCGGGATGGCGCCGTACTTGTGGCGGCTGCGAGCGGAGGGGGAGGGAATCGAACCCATCATGCCGTCTCCGACAAGCGGTTTTCAGGACCGTTTGAGCTGCCAATACTCGGCCCCTCCGAGCTTCCCGCAGAATATAAGCAATGCCATTCCGTCACGTCGCCGTCGTTCCACCATGCATCCCCGAATCGGTTGTGGTGGTCCGGGAGTTTGTGAGGATTCGGACAATGGATTTCCATGATAACGGTTCGCCCTGTTTTCATTGCCCAAGCCATCGCGCCCGCTGGAGTGGTGAATCCCCGGACTGGCGCAATGATCCGCCCCGAGTGGCGGTAGCTCTTGGCTTTCTTTGGCGTAGTCGCATGGTAGAGGATCATCCCTCCCCCTGCAATTGGGCGATTTCGGCGAGGCAGGCGCGATAGAAGCGAGACCACCGCTCATCCCGCGCCAAAGACAGAAACGGCATCGCGTTGAATCGCCTCCGACTGGCTTCCGCCATCCTCCGAAGCTGGGAGATGCGGAGGCGGCGGATCGTGGCGTGGTCGCGCATCGCTTCTATCGACAGCTTCCCGATGGCTTCGCTCATTCCATGGCATTCAGGGCATCCGCGATCTTCGTCGCCTCCGATGCCAACCTCAACGCCGATGAGATCTTGGAGAAGTCGGATCGCCTGTTGCACGGTTCCATCAACCCCATGCGCGTCTGGGGCTCGCCAATACTTGAAGCCGTGATCGATGGCCTTCTTTTGGATGTCGGAAGTAGTCACCTCCCCACCCCGCATTCCGCGATGATGGCCAGGACGAGCGCGACCAGTGGGACCGTGACGAGCAGGGCGCCGAGTCCCGCGCTCACTTGCGATCCTCCCAGCGGACCGGAGTATTGGCCTTGACGACCTGCGCCGCGTGCCACCGATCGAGACGCACGACGGCCCACCAGAATAGGCGAGGTGTGTACTCCATGGCGAGGTAGAGGAATGCACAGAGCGCGCCGACGGCGAGGATGCCGCACGCGACGAGGTCGGCGCCGTTGAGGGTGTCGAGGAAATGGGTCATTTCGACAGCTCCGCGATCAATGCGTCCGCCGACATCACGGATCGGCGTGCGATCTCCCTGAAATCGTCTTCGCGTGGCCACGTGTCGCCAACAGACGCGATTGCCTGCATGGCCATCGCCGCGAACAGTTCGCGTTTGGTGAGTCCGCGATGGAATTGCGCGGGGCGTCCGAATTCCGTCTGTATCCCGATGGGATGTGCGAGATCGCTTCCGTCGATCACTCCACCACCTCCGACGCATCGCAGACGGCGGGCTGGTCGCGGAACGGCTTGTTCGAGTCGATCAAGATCTGCCCCGCCCGACCATGCGCCCACACGTTCGCGGTCTGCTTGCGGAGGTTGTCCACCGCTTCCTTTTCGCGGTCGTCGAGGTCGCGATCTGCCACGGCATCCTCGAGCCGGTTGATCGCCGCGACGTGGCCAGCCAGGATCGACAGCTCCGGGGCGCAGCGGTCCAGCGCCCTGCAGAGCGCCTCACGATTCTCGGGGATCTCGGCAAATGCTTCGAGGCTCCGGAAGACCGCCTCCAGCGCCCAGTCGCGCTCTGGGTCGCTGTGGTATCCGATGAACTGACGGCGGTCGTGCAGCTTGATTTCCTCGATCATGCCACGGGGCGGGATCTCAAGAAGGAATGCGGCGGTCATGTCTATTTCTCCCGTTCGATTTTGTTGATAGCCGAGGTCATGAAGCTGTCACGATCCCCATCCGTGAGATTATCCCAGGCCTCCACCGCCCACGCTGGCGTCGATTCGCGATCGAGTCCGCCGAAGAAGTCGACGCAGCGACCGCGCTTGGTGTAGTCCCATGCGAGATGGTCTGCAAGATTGGCGAGATCGGTTTCGGTGGTGGTCATGGAGGAAGTATACCGGGGGATTTGGCGGAAAGCAAGGGAAAAGGTCAACAATCTTTGGAAGAGAAAGTGATTGACATTCTCCGCTCTCTTCTATAGATTACTTAGACCACCAACCAAGGAGGCGGTTTGAAGAACGAAGAAGAGAAGATCAAGACTCGCGCCAATATCGGGGCGAACGATGCGGACTGGGCGACCATCCGACAGGCGGTCGTGCTCACCGGGAAAGAGCAGTCGATTTTCCTGCGGGAAGCGGCGATCCAGAAGGCTCGCAGCGTGCTTGCGCGGAAGGGGGTGAAGTGATGGACATCATGCCGACCGAACCGACCGCCATGGCCGTCGTTGAAACCTCAAGCTCCGCCCTTGCCGCCCAAGTCAAGGCGACCGTCGAGGCTCGCTACACCGTGGCGATCGCCCGGCCCCGCGATCTCGACATGGTCCGCGAGCGGCTTATCAAGGACGCTCGCCGCCCTGGATTTGCTGATGTCGCGATCTACCAAAAGCCGATCGGGAAGGATGAAACGAAATGGCCCACCGGCCCGTCGATCCGTTTCGCCGAAGCAGCCATCCGCGCAATGGGAAATTGCATCGTGGAGGCGGTGACGGTTTTTGACGACAAGGAGCGTCGAATCGTCCGCGTGTCCGCCACCGACCTGGAATCCAATACGACGCTCCCGATCGACGTACTGGTCAACAAGACTGTCGAGCGGTCCTACCTCAAGGATGGCGAAAAAGCCCTCTCGACGCGCCTCAATTCCTACGGGAAACCGGTTCACACGGTCATTGCATCCGACGACGACGTGCTGAACAAGGTCAACGCGATGGTGTCTAAGGCCTACCGTACCGCCGCCCTCCGCCTTGTCCCCGGCGACATCGTGGAGGAGGTGATGGACGTTTGCTGGGAGACGCGCCGCAACCAGGATGCGCAAGACCCAGAGACAGCCAAAAAGAAGCTGTTCGACGCGTTCGGACGGCAAGGCGTGACCGTGGAGCAACTCAAGGCGTTCCTGGGCCACGAGGCCAAGCTCTTGACGGCGAAGGAGCACGAGACGCTTCGAGGCGTGTTCAACGCCTTGAAGGAGGGGGAAACGACCTGGCGGGAGGTGATGGACGCCCGCGAGAAGGGGCCGAACGGTGAGCCGCCCACACCACCACCCGAAACGCCCGAACAGAAGAAGGCCCGCGAACTCGCCGCCAAGCGCAAGGAAGCTTCGCCCGCTGGGCTCGAGGGGATGGCATCATGAAGATGTGTTACATCGACACCGAAACGACCGGCCTGGACGCCAAGCGGCACGGGATCATCCAGATAGCCGCGATCATGGAAATCGAAGGTGAGGTCGTCGACAGGATCAATCTCGACATCCGCCCCGCCTCCTGTTGCGCTTGCGACGCAAAGGCGCTGGAGATCTCCGGGAAAACGCTCGAGCAGATCAAGGAATTTCCACATGAGGCCGACCAGTTTCGCGAGTTCTGCGCGTGGCTAGGAGCGCACGTGGAGAAGTTCGACCGCATGGACAAAGCGTTTTTCTGCGGGTACAACTCTCCTTTCGACGTCGAGTTCATGCGGATGCTCTTCGAGCGCAACGGCGACAAGTATTTCGGTTCGTGGTTCTGGTCCGGATCGATCGACGTGATGGGGCTCGCGCTTCTCAAACTTCGCGACGTGCGCCACGAGATGGAGAATTTCAAGCTCGGCACGGTCGCCGAAAAGGTTCTTGGCGCCGAAACTGTCGCGAAGATGACGAGCGAAATCGGATTGCATAACGCAATGACCGACATCGAGCTGACGCGGGAGATCTTTTTGCGGGTGGCATCATGATCGCGCAGCTCATCGAAGGCCTTCCATGGGCCGACTACGCGGTCGAAGGTTGGCTAGGGTCGTCGGCGCTCCACGCGTTCC